TGAACATGTTTCACTTTTTCTGGCCATCACTGTTGCATATCAATTTCGTGGAGAGCATGGTGACACCAATCATCAAAGCAACAAAGGGGAAACAGACTTTAAGTTTTTACACGGACCATGCATTCAAGGTTTGGTACAAGGATAACATGTATGGAAACTGGAAAATAAAATATTACAAAGGTTTGGGAACATCAACATCTCAAGAAGCTCGTGAATATTTTAAAAATATTGAAAAACTTGTGGTGAAATTTGATGTAGACACCATGACTGACGAATCCATGGTTCTCGCCTTTGATAAGAAAAAAGCAGATGACAGAAAAACATGGCTCTTGGACACATCTTTGAAAGATACCACTCAACTTGAAATCCCCTATGGCAACATCGAACGTCTCGGTATCAGCGACTTTGTGCACAAAGACCTCGTCAACTTTTCTATGGCTGACCTCAAGCGGTCCATAGGACACGTGGTCGACGGTCTCAAACCATCTCAAAGAAAAGTCCTCTTTGCGTGCTTTCACAAAAACCTCAAAGAAGAAATGAAAGTCGCCCAACTGGCTGCCTACGTCGCGGATAAGAGTGCCTATCACCACGGAGAAGTGTCTTTGGCCGATACCATCGTCAAGTTGGCAAACGACTACGTGGGTTCAAACAACATCAACATGCTCGTTCCGTGTGGTCAATTTGGTACTCGTCTGATGGGTGGCAAAGATGCGTCGCAGACTCGCTACATTTTCACCAAATTAGCACCAGAGGCTCGGAAGATGTTTCACGCCCTCGACGAACCCGTTCTCAAGTACATGGAAGACGACGGTCGTACGATTGAACCAGAGTACTACGTCCCCGTGATTCCCATGGTTTTGGTAAATGGTACGGAAGGTATTGGCACAGGGTTCAGTTCCTACGTTCCACCGTTTAACCCCACGGATATCGTAAAAAACCTTGAACGCGCGATTCGCGGAATGTCTCTCGTAGAGATGACTCCCTATTTTCGCGGATTTAAAGGAACCATCACAAAAGATGGAACGTCGTGGGTGGCCGAGGGCGTGTGGAAACACGGATACAAGTCTGTGACAGTCACTGAACTCCCACCCGGACGATGGACCCAGGATTTCAAAGAACACCTGGATGACTTGGTTGATAAAAAAATAATTCAAAACTATACAAATAATTCAACCATTGAAGATGTTTATTTTGAAATCAATGGATACAATGGTGACGATGTCATCAAAGATTTCAAACTGAGAAAAACCATTCACACAACAAACATGCACCTGTTCCATCCAGACAAAGGTATCGTGAAATACACATCTCCAGAAGAAATTCTTTTAGATTTTGTACACATCAGAATGGAACATTACAAAAAAAGAAAGGAACATCTCATCAGTGAGTGTGAAAAAAAAGCACGACTCTGCACCCACAAAGCTCTGTTTGTGGAGATGGTTGTGAATGAAAAACTCCGAGTGTTTAAAAGAAAAAGAAATGAACTTGAAACTGAAATGATAGGACATTTCCCCATGATTGATGGAACTTTTGATTACCTTCTCAACATCAGAACATACCAGTACACTGAAGAAGCCGTCCAAGAACTGGTGCGACAAGCCGCACAAGCAGAACAAGACCTTCGTGATTTGAAAAAATTATCACACACAGACTTGTGGCAAATGGATATTAAAAATTTATGAGTGTACAATAAGTATGGGTGAAGCTGCACACGTTGCACTCAGTGCCATCGGCAAACAGGATACCTATCTCCTGTCGAGAGACCCAGAACAGAGTTTTTTTAATTACAAAACAGAACAACATTCAAACTTTAGAAAGTATCACAAAAATAGAAACATCACCCCACCATCGAATCGTCCGGATACGTGGCCTTTTGGTGAAACCATCAAAGTCCAATACAATCCACGAAACATGGGCGACCTTTTGTCGAACATGTACCTGAGCCTCACTCTCCCAGCGCTCGAGGTTGGTGGGAACTACGCAGACCAGGTGGGGAGACACATCTTATCGCACGTGAAAATGTTTGTCGATGAGATAGAAGTTGAAACTTTCTGGTCGGATTGGGGTATCATCCACGATGAACTGTACACGGAAATGTCAGAAAAGGTGGCGAACCGATTTCTTCTCAACAGGTCGTTGGCTTTTGATAGTTCAGAGTCAGCAAATAACTACGCCGAGTACCAATCAGATGTCGTGATTCCCATCAACTTTTTCTTTTCTCGTAAATTTGCCTCTGATGAGTATGAAACAAATCAACCCAACAGGCCATATTTCCCAGTGTGTGCGTGTCACAAACAAAAAATTGAATTTGAATTCACGTTTCAACCACAAACATTTTTCGCAAACACGGCGACGACACTGTCTCTCTCTGAATTTGACATCGTCACTGAAGAGATTGCGTTGAGTGCAGATGAACGTTTATATTCAATGAATCATCAGGGATTGTGGATGACCGACGTCGTCATGAAACATCCAACGATACTCACAAATCCAGAACAAACTTTTATTAAAAATCAACTGGTTCCTAAAATTCCTGTGAAATCTATTCACTGGTTTTTCAGAAATACAAAATTTGAAGACCCCGCACTCATTAAAGAAGATGGTGAAACCGAGGAAGGCAACTTTTACATTCACAACAGGTTTAACTTTAGCTCTAACGTGAACTTTGATGAACTCAACACCTTCTTCTACCCAGTGATGGACAAGTCAAAGTTTTACATCGAAGGCACTCAACTTCCAAACATGACATCCACGGACCACACGTTTTATAAATATTACGTCCCCTATGAAAAACGTCTGTCGCGTCCAATCAGAAATATTTACTCTTACAGCTTCTCGATGTATCCAGTGAATGTGCAACCATCGGGGAGCTTAGATTTTAGTCAAATACAATCAAACATGACAACCATCGAGTGCGACCTCTTACCAACAAATGAAACGTATTCATTACATATGTATTACACTGGCTATCAAACATTCAAGTTTGAAGGTGGGTTCATGTCACTTGCTTATTAGCCATGAGTTCAGATTTGTGCGTCGTGACGAAATGTATCACGTCATTTTTAATACACCACTTGATGAAATTCAGCTGTGCGACAGTCGTATGAATTTCCTCAGATGTTCCAGGAATTGTATAGATAATCTTTGCTGCTCTACAGAAAGGGTCGAACAACTTTTTACTATATCCTAACAACGAACTCTTATAGGCACAATGAACACTAAACACTTTTCCATCCCCAGTCTTATAGGTTGTGTGGTTTTTCTTTGCGTAGTTTGTGATGAACCATTCTAGATTTCTCAAAGAAATTCCAGATTTTTTATTTAAAATATTCATCAAAGTTGCTTTATTCTTTTCTTCACTGTAGAAATCATTTATAGATGTTAGCAGAATATCGGACTTACTCATTACATAATATACTATTCAAATCTATAAGCTTCTTTTTGTCCTGTTCCTGACAGGCTGGACATGTTTTGTCATAGAGAATATCCATACTATGTGTGTGCGAGGTCCCCGAACTATTGACTATGATTGGTTGCAACTTTTGTTTCTGATAGAGGTGTAAAGTACAATACCCATCGTGGGTCCCTTTCCGCGTGCACCGAACACCATCCTTCTTCACACCCTTACAACGAGACCTGTCAGTTAAATCGGGAACATCGCGAAGCAGCAAATCTTTTGACACCCCGTGATGCTTCGCGATGTAGTTGATGTACCCGTCCAACTTTTCATTATATTCTATGGTTAACGCATCTACTCTGGTAGCCACTCGCTTTTCTACCTCATCCTCTATCATGCGCCCAATTCTTTGTGCGAGGTCATCACTCATTACTCTTACTTTTAGAGAGCTCAAATTTTTTAAATAAGTCGGTGATGGTCGTTTTCTGCTTAGGTGCTGCTCTTTTTTTCTTTGGGGGTTTATGTTTTTCTATAATTTCCCCAAATATTGTTTGTTTAGGTTCAGGAACCAAGGGTTCAAGAAGGTCGCATACTGGGTTAAGGAACTTGTTGACGAAATAATAGTGATAATCCACCGGAATAGCGTGTTCTTCCACATACTGTGGGTCCTCTGCCTTCTCAAAAGCCTTTGCCTTTGGGTCTTCGGTTTTTGTCAATAGATAGGGTACGCGGTCTCCACTTTGTGGCTCAGACCCTGGTTTTCGTTGACGCATCTTGTTGTGTACCTGCACGTGTCCCATACTGATATCCCAGCTGTGGTCAACATCTTTAATAGATACAGGGGTGCCCTTCACTTTATAGGTGTCAGACAATGATTGACTCAAAATGAGTTTGGTGTGGGGCACATCACCAGTGAGCAACTCAAGCGCGCGCTCTCTAGCGAGCACCTGTGGTGGCTCTGGGTCTGAAGATTCAAGTATCACGTCGAGCAACTCTTTACACACCTCCCGTACGTGGGGGGTGTTGTCTCGTCGCACGAGCTGCAAGCCTTTCACGTCTATGTACTTGAACTCCACTTTTCCAGATTTACCCTTTTCCCACAGCTTTGCTGCATAGCGTTTCTTACTATATAATATATAGGGCATGTACACCTTTTCAAGTTCAAGGTCGTTTGGCTTTTTGAACAACTTCGTACACTGCTCCGCCGCCTGTTCACCCAGTTGCCAGCTGTAATCGATGGCATCTTGACCAGTGCGCCCTTGAACATCAAACTCAACCATGACGGAGTCTGTATCTGTATAAAAGAGTTAAATTAAATACATAACGTTCAAAAACTTAAAACGTACCTCCATACCTCACCTTTGCCCCTGGAAAGTGTTCTTCCACATAGTTTTTTGTTTCTTCAATCATGGACCTTCCCTTGAAAGTAACTGATGAGGCGATGGCGACACACGGCAACATCCCCCTCGCAGCCCCAGTGAAACCATAACAACTATTCATAGAAATCTTATACGCCAGCTGCTTCCCATTGTACACCTCCTTCATCCCTTGCGTCGTCGCCGCCGCCATGTCGTTTTTGGCTTGTTTACGAAATTGCTTGAGTTCTGCCAAAATTGTCGGTAGCAAACTCGGCACATTTTGCGCAAATTTATACGACTTGCCAGAGCCAAGGGTGAATGTTTCGTATTCCACACCAGGTACGTTTCCATACCTCTTCTCATCCATCACCAGCGTACTGTAGCAGAGATTGTGTGCCATCATGATAGATGGATACAACGAGGCAAAGTCGAGGGCGGTGATTGGTGCGTAGTACGCCCCAGACTGGGCTTCAAGAACGGTGGCGCCTTCATACCCTTCCTCTGGTAAGGTGCCTTGATAAATCACTGGAACAAGAAATCCGAGTTCCGCCGCTTTTTTACACAACTGCGAAAACACTTTAATTTGCTGACCTCTCTCTACGAGAAAACACAGCGGTACTGAAGTAGCTTTCGCCATCTCCACCAGGTTCACCAAGATACACAACTTTGCCAACAACTTGTGCGGTAGTAGGGTATCTTTGATACAGTAGTCTGCAACTTCTCCCAACTTGTGTGGGTCTCCACACTGGAACCGAGCGAAAATCTCTCTCGGTGGCATGTCCAACTTCTGGTCGCCGAGGTAGAGCTGCGCGACGCTGTTCAATTTGTAGCTGTCCAACTTGTACCCTTTCTTCACCTCATGGAACA